AGGGCAATGATCTGAACGTTTGGACTTACGAAACGGCCCGCAAGTGCATCCGCTATGGCCATGTTGGCGTCCTTGTTGATGCGCCAAAGGCAGGCGACAACGGCAGACCGTATTGGACGCAGTACACGCCGCGCGACATCTTGGGATGGCGCTCTGAAGTGAAGGACGGCAAGCAACAGCTGACCCAGCTGCGGCTGATGGAGACGATCACCGTGCCCGATGGCCTTTACGGCGAGAAGCAGGTGCAGCAGGTGCGGGTGTTAACACCTGGAGCTTTTGAGATCCATCAAAAGGACAAGAAAGGCGACTTTGTGCTGATCGACGAGGGCACCACCAGCCTTAGCGAGATTCCATTTGCCGTTGCCTACTCCAACCGCGTCGGTGTCCTTGAGTCGCGGCCACCACTAGCAGACATCGCCGAGCTGAACCTGAAGGCGTACCAAGTACAAAGCGACCTCGACAATCAGCTGCACATCAGCGCCGTCCCGATGCTGGCCATCTACGGGTTCCCGCAGTCAGCAGAAGAGATCAGCGCAGGCCCAGGAGAAGCGATGGCCCTGCCCGAGACTGCACGGGCTGAATACATCGAACCCGGCGGCAACAGTTATGACGCGCAGTTCCGCAGGCTTGATCAGATCGCCAGTCAGATCAACGAGCTAGGCCTGGCCGCTGTGCTGGGTCAAAAGCTCAGCGCAGAGACAGCAGAGGCAAAGCGCATCGATCGCAGCCAAGGCGACAGCACCATGATGGTCATCGCTCAGCAAATGCAGGATCTGGTTGATAACTGCTTGAATTTTCACGCGCAATACATGGAGCAGCCGCAAGCGGGTAGCAGCTTTATCAACCGCGACTTCCTGGGCCAGCGTCTTGAACCGCAGGAGATCCAATCACTGCTGCAGCTTTACACCGCAGGCACCATCACGCAGGAAACGCTGCTCAACCAGCTGTCTGCCGGTGAAGTGCTGGGCGATGAGTTTGACGTAGAAGAGGAGATCGAGGCCACCCAAAGCGGCGGCATGATCGAGATGCAGCAGCCAGAGCCTGAGCCTGCGCCTGAAACAGAGGCCACAATGCCAGAAGCAGAGCCGGAGGCTGAAGATGAGTTGGCTGGATAATCTGCGCAAGCGCAAGCCGGAAGAGCCGATCAACCGGCTGCTGTTCTTCTCAAAGCAAGAGCTGACAGAACAGACCTACGCGGTGATTCGGGTGACTTGGTATTTGCACGGCAAGATCTCCGGCGTGTCGGAAACATCAATCGGCCTGTATGACCAAGATGTCATTGCCGAGTTTTCTGATCTTGTCGGCAACGCGCTGCGTGCTGGCTGTGACGTGTCGGTGGCCTGTATTGATGACCCGCAATATCTGGGCATCTATGACTCATGAGCGAACTTCGCGAGATATTCCGAAACGCGATCGATTTGAATCGCTATAGCAACAGTGTGTCGCGACGTTTGATCCGTGCATACAACGACGCTGTGTTGAATGCTGTTGATCAGCTGCGTGGGATTGATGAGCTTGCGTCTCCTGTTAAAGCTGCACGGCTTCGGGCCATTCTCGCGCAACTAAACGATTCACTTCGCACTTGGTCTGGCGACAGCATTGCGACGATGACCGAGGAGCTGCAGGGCTTAGCGGTGCTGCAGTCGGAGTTTGCAGCGGAGCAACTACAGAAGGCGCTGCCTGCCGGGGCAGCCGCAACCGTTGGCACTGTGGAGATCAGCCCAGCCTTGGGCCAGGCGATCGTCACGAGTCAGCCGACGATGGCGGGCGTTGTCAACCTGAGCGACAGCTTTGAGCGGATCGCAAGCAACCCAATCACTTTCCAGCTCACTGTCGGGCAAGAGATAAGCCTGCCTAATGGTGAGGTTGTCCGTGATGCGTTTAGCAAGATGTCTGAAAGGCAAGCGGAGCTGTTTAGCGTTGCGGTGCGGAATGGCTTGCTGGAAGGCGAATCAGTGCCGAGCATTGTTCGCAGGCTCAAGGGTCGTCTGACCAAAGAGCAGCGTGGTTCGATCGACACGATTATTGCGGCAGGCGGCCAAGTAACCAGCATCCCGAACAATCAGATCAGGGCAATCGTTCGCACCAGCGTGAACCAAGTGGCTGTCGCTGCCGATCGGATCATTGCTGCCGAGAATCCCGATGCGACGGCAAAGTATCGCTACACGGCGACGCTTGACAGCCGGACTTCGCCGATCTGCCGTGCGTTAGACGGCAAAGTGTTTAAGCACGGGCAAGGCCCGTATCCACCTCAGCACTTCAACTGCCGCTCGCGCTACATCAACATTCCGATCGGCCTTGAGAAAGAGTTTGAGGAAGCCCGCGAAGACTACGGCGAGTGGTTGAACGATCAGAGCGAATCCGAAAGGCGCAAAGTTCTTGGTCCTGGGCGTCTTGCAATGTGGGATGGGATGGTCAGAAAGTTCGGCCCATCTGATGCTATCCGTAAGTTTGTGGCGAAGGATGGCTCGGAGCTAACCTTGGATCAATTACGCCAACGAGGTTATGGCTCCTCTGCCCGCTAAGTACAAGTTCAAGGCGCAAGGCGCTGAGGCTAAGCCCAAGGCGACGGCCAAGAAAAAGTCCGCTAAAACTGAAGCACCTTCGGAGGCTGACTGATGCCTAGACCTTATGGGATGGGTAAGTCCAAGAAAAAGAAGAAGAAGGGCGGTAAGAAAAAGTAATGGCACGGAAGCTGCGTCGCGTTCCGAAGGACAAGGCCACCGGCCTGCCTAAGAAGTACCTGTCAGGTGCAAGGAACCGCGCTGCTAAGGCCCGTGAGATCAAGCGAACCGCTGAGGCTTACAAGGCTGGCGAGTTCATCGACATCAAAGCCGTTTCAGCATCGAGGGCCAAACAAGGTGGCACCAAAAAGAAAACCACTAAACGCCGCAACAAAAAAGGCTCTAAAAGAAAAGGCTGAGAAGTCGAAGTTCTTTTACGGCGAGCTGGCGGAGGTCTACCGCAAAGGTCAGGGCGCTTACCTGTCCAGCGGATCGCGGAATGTGCCGATGGCAGCCTGGGCCATGGGCCGGGTCAACAGCTACATGCGAGGCGACAAGGCGCGGACGGCTGATGCTGCGATCTACGCCCGCTACAACAAAAAGCGATGAAGCTGACGACTCGCCAAAAGAATGCCTTGAA